TCTTGTTGGTGAGGGTATCGGTGGTGGCCGCGCCAATGCCGCCCAGATTGGTCAGGGCCGTGGACGCCACAGTAGCCCCCGTGCCGCCGTTGGCGACGGGCAGCGTCCCACTCACTTCGGTGGTCAAGCTGATGCCGCCGGACGGAATCCGGAACGCGTCATTACCCGTCGTCGTGGCCTGGAAGATGTGCGCCGGCGTCAGGGAATCCGAGCCGCCGGAGGTGCCGTAGTACTGCGTGTGATCGCCACCGATGAGCAGGTAGTAGGCGTTGTCGGTTTCATTCTTCAGGTAGAGCAGACTGTTGGCTTCCGTGTGCAGGCCGAAGGTGTCGCTGCCGGTGTGCTGCAAACTCAAATCCGACCCAGAGCCCGTCAGCGTCAGGTCGACAAAGGTGGGGCTGGACGTGGTGAGCGTGGCTTGATCCGACGGGTAGAGCGTCTTGACGGTCGCCCCGTCCCCCAGCACCAGGCGGTCATCGTCGGTATCCCAGCAGATTTGTCCTTCCGCCGTGGCGGAGGAACAGCTGGTGGCCGCGCCGAGCTTCAGGCCCTCGGTCGTGCTGGACATGTTGATGGCCGAAAGGTCGATGAAATCGCCATCCGCAAAGGTCAGCGTGGCCGCGAGGTTGGCCGCGTTGAGGTTGCCGTTGATTTCATCGAAGACCTCATCGTACTCATTGTTTAGCTGACTGTGTGTTAAGACTTGCCCATCTGTAAATGTTGTTTGGCGAGAGATTAACGCTGCATAAGCGATGCTTCCTAGCCCCAGGATACAAAAAACATAGATTGACTTAAGTGCGCATTGAAGATAGAATTTACGCATGAGATTTCCTCCATCTCTCAGACGCATTGAGCGCGAGCGCATCAAGCAAGGGCTTTGCTTCAGTTGTGGCGCGAGGCCACTGAAGACCTCCCGAAGGTGTGGATCTTGCGCCCAAAAATCGGTACAGCATAGTCTCAAATCCTCTCGCCTCCATGCGGTACGCATCACAGCGTATCGCCTTGCCAGGCGCGACCATTTCAATCGCAGGGGCATGAGCATTAAACGTCGCCTCGTCCGTCAAGGGTTTTGTAGTCAGAGTTGCGGTCGACGCTTGGTGACAAAATGGTACTGCCGCCCGTGCGCAGAATTGAACTCGATGCGAAGCAGTCAGTGGACTAAACGAAATCGTGTCCAGGTTACGCAAAGACAATGGGAGTATCGCCATGGAGGATTTGCTAAATCGATCCTTCAGCGTGATGGGCATCAGTGTCAACTCTGTAGGAGCCAGGTAAAAAGGTTGGTGATTGATCATCTGGACGAGAACCCCAAGAACAATGCCATGGAAAATCAGATTGTGCTTTGTGTGCATTGTCATATGTGCGTTGAAACGGTTCGGAAAAGACCTGATCTCTTCCCAAGGTTGTTTGTCTTTCTCAATCCAAATTGCCTCAAGTAGCTCATGGACTCACCAGCATCCGGGCAATCCCCGTGTGGGTCACGGTGTCATCGCCCTGGCAGTGGAGAATGGCTTCCCCCTGCCGCGTGTACTCCAGAATGTCGTAGGTGCGCGACCCGACGCGGAAGGAGCCGTAGTCCGGCACATCCAGTCCACCGCGTCGCAGGGCGCGCCGGTAGGCCCGCAGCGATGCCAGCCCTGCCTGCATCTGCGCTGGTGAAAAATGGAAGTGATATTCCCCGCTCTCCGACGGCACCGTCGGCGTCCCATTGGCCATCACGGGGTAGTCCACGTGCTCCTCCGCCACATGCCCGCCGCAGGCGTCCACGTGGCCGGGGTGGGCCCACGCCAGCCCTGCGCCGAGCCAGACGAGCCAGCCGATGAGTGCCAGTGTCCGCATCCGTCCTCCTACACCGTCTGGAGCGTGGCGAGGGTCGCCCAGCTCACGTTGTTGTTGATCGCGCCCGTGCAGCGCACCAGCACGTCCGTCCCCGACACCGCCAACGTCGCATCCCACCCCGATTGACTTTCCCCGGTGTGGTCGGCGGTGAGACTCCCCACCAGCGTCGCGTTGCCCGCGCTGACCCGTCGGAAGGTGCCCAGCACCCGATAGGACGCGCCATCGCCTGCCGTGCCTGCGCTGCCACCGGTGCGTCGGGCCACCACATCCACGGCCACCTGCGTCGTTTTGTTATCCTCCAACGGGAGTGTCAGTAGCGTCGTGACTGTGGCGTCCGTGGTTTCAACCCTCCCCTCGATCTTCTTCAATCCGGCGTAGCCGTAGAGGTCGAGCAGCAGGTCGCGGAGTTTCTGGAGATCGGCGGGCTGGCTCACGTCCCGGAGATCGACCACACGGCGGGCCATGGCTACACGTCCACACTGCGATAAATTGGACAGACGAGGAACGCATAGCTGGAAATATTGAAGGGCTCGCTGGCGGCGCTGTTGGTGAAGCGCGGCTTGAGGCGCTGCATCACGTCGCCGATTTCCAGATACGCAATGCCCTGTTCCTCGCCCCCCAGGACATCCGTGCCGAGGATGAATGTCCCCAGCTCGGCGCCCCCCGACACGCTGAACGTGCCGACGCTGGTAAACGCCTGGTTGAAATCCTTGGCGTAGGCAAACGCCACATTGAAGGTGCCCGTGGGCTCAAAGACGACCGCCACGCCCAGCACGTAGTACCACTGGAACGGATTCCCGAGCAGGTGCCACGGGCCGACCCAGCGCTTGGTGTAGGCGGCGCCCGCGTAACTGTCGCCAGAGAGCTGGCGCTCGTAGAAGCCGTCGTAGCCGCCGGTGATGAGCTGGCGCTGGCCGCTGCTGATGCGCTCGCCCCAGGCATTGATGGCGTGGTCGCCGTGATGCCAAAACTCGCGTTCTTCATTCCCCGGCTGGCTGTTGAGGTAGTCGTACCACCACGTGCGCGCGTGGGTGCTGGCGCCTGACAGCGACACCGAGAGACCCAGCAGCCCGCGCTCGCGCAAGAGCCCCATCGAGGCGAACTCCAAGCGGCTCTTGCTGTAATCGGCCAGGAGCGTGCGCTGGATGCTGCGACCGATGCCGTTGGGCACGTATTGGTTGCCGCGGATCAATTGCACATTGCCGTCGGCGGTGAGGAAACACAAATCCTGCCCCACCGCGATAGTGGCTTCATTGGAAATGGGCCCCACGCCGCCGGTCTCCACGCGCTCAAAGCCGTAGGGCAGCGCGGGATTGCCGGTGCGATAGATGCGAAACAGGTGCCCGATGATGGCGTTGACACCGCCCTTGCCGATGTAGACGGAATCGCCGATGGGCGTCCACGAGGTGATGATGGTGCCGTCCGACGTGCCCGCCCCCGTCGTGGTCAGGAAGTTCAGCGTGTCGTCGGTGAGGTCGTACACTTCCGCGTCGTTGATGGCGGAGTAGTCCACGTTCTGGTCGGAGACCAGCCACATGCGCCCATCCCAGCCGAAGCCCCCCTTGACGCCGGTGCGCGGCGAGCCGCCGAGGGTGGCGACATCGCCACTGCCCGTCCACTTCAGCGGGGTGTCTTTCTTGAGAAACGTCAGCACGGCCGTGGCGTTGAGGTAGGCCACGTCCATGAAGTTGTCGTCATCATCGGTGATGGTGGCCGCGCCGGTGATGTCCACCCAGGTGCCGGCGACATCCTTCCCGACCTTGCCCTGCACCGCGACGAGGAGTGTCTGGGAGATTTCCCCCAACCATCCGAAGCCCGTGATGGCCTTGCCGCTGTTGGCCGCTACGCTGTTGAGATTGGCGTGACCGGGGAAGCTGGTGATCGAGCCGAACGGATAGGCGCACATGTTCAGCAGATCGGTCGCTTTGGTGATGCCGCGCTTGTTGGGGCCTTGCGGCACGGAATCCACCGCGTGCGCGGAGGTGAATCCGCCAAATGGCCCGGAGAAGCGCACGGGCGTATAGCCCGCGAGCCAATCCGTGCCCCAGCGGCCACGCGCGTTCTGGCGGGCCGTGCGTTCCAACAGGGCGAGGGAGGCGGGGGGCATGGGCTACAGTCCTCCGAAACTGTCCGCGGATTCCGCCATCGCCTCTGCCGTCAGCCCTGCTTGTTCGGCAGCAAAGATGCGCGCTTGCGCCTCGCGCAAGCCCAGCGCCTGTTCCAGATACGCCTCCTTGTAGTGCAGGGCCAGCGATTGATTCAGCGTGAAGGTCTCATGGGCTTTCCAGAGGGCGTAGTACGCGATGCCCACTTGGTAGGGTTCGGTGTGGACGAGATTGGTCGTACTGTCCATCCACGGGTAATTCGCCGCCGCGCTCATGTCGGTGCCGCGGGATTTGTAGTAGAGCTTGAAGGTCGGCGTCGTCGTGCTCGTCTTGGGATAGACGCCCAGCAGGAGGTGGCCGGAGCTGTCGTGGCTGAGGTAGGCATGTTGCAGCGTGTCCGAGGCGGTGGCATCCTGCCAACCGGGAATGTGGAGGTTCAGCCACGCCTCGGAGACGATGGTGAAGTCGTTGGGGGCCGTCTTCGTGACGCTGCTCGTCGGCTTGTAGACCAACCCACCCGCCGGCCAGTAGATGTCCAGGAAGTTCGTCACCTTCGGCGACGCCCCAGAGAGGACGTAGGTTTGCGCTGACGCCACGCCATTCCACGTGTCGCTGCCGAGGATGAACGCATCCCCATCGTTGGCGAGTTGGAGGGCGCCTTCCTTCAGCAGGATGTCCAGATTGTCCGTGCTGAAGAAGGTGGTGCCTTTGAGCGCACGATCGAGGCGCACCCGCGCACGCAACTCTGCCAGGGTCGGCATCAGCCCTCCGTGCGCGCCACCGACGAGAGGCGCAGAGTGATTTCGGTGTGGACGGCCTTGTCCTCCCCGTGCTCCTCCTCGCGCAGGGCGGTCACTTTGAAGTCCGCCGTCAAACGCCCCGTATCGCCCACCGTGAGCGCATCTCCCTGGGCGAAATCATCGAGGTCGAGGTAGAGCGACGGCTGGGGACGCTGTGGCCTGTCCGGCATGGCGGCTGATGGCAACTCGAATGACGCCAGCGCGCCAGCGGCCGTGCCCCTGGCCTTCCCCGCCTTCACGCCCTTCATTGCAGCGCCTCATAGCCCACCAGGAGCACCGAGGAGGCCGCGCCCGTGGTGGTCGTCCACGTCAAGGCCGCATCCGCCGCGCCCACCCAGAGCGGGAAGGCTCCAAATCCGATGGCCACGCTGCCTGTGGAAGGCAGGTATTGGATCGGGATGACGGTGGTGCTGCCCGTCTCCACGAGAAACGTCTGGGCGGCATCGGCGGACACGACGACACCCATGAGCACGATGCTGTGTTTGGACAGCGGCGTCCACACGGTGGAATCCGTGACGACCGTGGTGCTACTGGCCGTCTTGGTCTTGGTCTCTACGTCGTAGCTAGGCACATCGGCATGGGCTGGCAGCGCCAGGCCCAGGCACACGCCGAGGGCCACCAGCCAGCCCGTTACACCACCGCGTCGTTGCATGGAACCTCCTGTCCGTTATCGCGCTCCGCCCACCACCACGCCAGCAGGAGCAGGAGCAGCCCTGCAATGCGTGGATCGCTCACCAACGATTGCCCCAGCCCCAGCACACCGATGCCACAGATACCCGCCTGCAGCGCCCGTTGCCACGGCGACCGTGGCGGTGCGCGCAGGATGCTCACCCACACCCAGCACAGCAACGCGCAGACCACCCAGCCGGCATGAAAGGCCACGCTCAACCAATCCGAATGCACGCTGGGCAACCGTGGCCCATGGGCGGCCTGCATCCGGTGAAACGCCATCGGCGAGTAGCCCCACCCGGCTACCGGATGTGCGGCGGTCGCCAGCACCACGGCGGGCCACGTCTCCAGCCGCTGCACGACCTTGCTGTACGTGCGGTCTTGACCACGACCCACCACATGCCAGTCGGCGTGGAGGAGTCCGACGATCACCACCAGCGGCACCAGCCACCATGCCCGTCGCGGCCAACCATAGACGGCCATCACCGCGACGCCCACCCACATCGTCTCGCTGCCACACGCCCACAGCAACGCCAAGGGCAACGGCGCCAGCCACCAGCGCCACGCCACCAGGACGGGCAGCCACAGCAGCGCGTAGGCCCCCAAGAGCTTGTCCCGACCGAGCAGCCCCGTCATCGTGGCACCGTGCGCGCACGCCACGAGATTGGCGACCACCATCACCAGCCCGGCCCACCGCAGCCGGCGCAGCCAGACCAGCGGGAGTTGCCGTGCAGCCCACAGGCCCCACACGCCCGCCAGCAGCACGATCAGCCCGTCCGCGAGAAACGCCGTCTCAATGAACCGCTCGAAGTACGTCGCCTCCCGCACCATCGGCAGGAGGTGCCAGCCCATGACGGCCAGCAGCGCCACCACGACGGCCATCCATGTGCGCGGTAGGCCGACGGCGTGACCCGTGCGACTACACCCCCACAGGCCCAACCCGACCCAGCAGACCACCAACGTCAATCGTCGGCTGACCTCCGGCGGCAGGTGCGGCCACGCCATCCAGGGCGCGACCAGCACCCACACCGCCACGAGGAGGACGCCCACCCTTACAGCCCGTAGTAGACGATGACCGTGGTGCCTGCAAAGTCATTCATGCACACGCTGACGCCCGTGTTGAACTTCATGCCACGGGGCCAGATGTGCAGGTTTGCCTCTCCCGCCGTGGCCTCGTTGAGTTCATCGACCGGCTTCGTGGTCGCATCGGTCGGGCAGGTGGCCGCATCAAACAGCGCGGCTTGGGTGAGGGCCGTGCTGTTGATCAACTTGAAGCCGAGCACATACGTGCCCGCCGGTAAGAGCGCGTTGCAGTTGGTGGAACCCGCCGCATTCTTCACGCACGCCGTCGAATACACCCCCTCTTGCGGCGGCCCCACATCCCCGCCTTGCGCGCTGACATCCGCGTAGGCCACCGGCCCGCTCACCAGCAGCAGCGCCAGCGCCACCATCCCTGACCAGTTCTTCATGACCTGACCTCCTTCGTCGGTTACAGTCCCGGATCGGCGGTCTGGACGCTCAAGAACCGCTTGAGCGCCAGATTCCGATCCCGTTTGCGTCGATCGTAGTGCCGCCACCGCCCCTGGCTGTGCAACTCCCAGGTCGCCCGATCCCACCATTTGCCTTGGCGAAAGACGACGTCCGATTCGGTCTGGCCCGTCGTCCAGTCCGTGGCAATGGCAGGAAAACGGCTATCCTGGGGCAGTCGGCGGTTGGCGGCCATCTACGCGCTCCTCTTCGCTGCCTTACGACGTCGGGACGTTGCTGCCGCCCAAAAATCGCCAGTTCCACAGCATCCATCCCGCCCGCATCCGTGCCGACGCCTTGTAGGCGCCGGAGTTCTCATCACGGAACATGCGGATTTGCGGCGACCCGCGGTGGTAGAAGGTGATGCCCTTCTTGAGCACCAGCAAGTACCACGCGGTCGCGTTGGCCCGCAGCAGGCTCCACTCGATGAGCTGGCAGGCCTTGTGGAGCGGGTTCACGTCGTTGGTGTCCACCCCCGGCAGGTACTCCGATTCCACCGCCTGAATCGCGGCGCGCCGGAGTTGCGGTGGGTGGAGCAGTGCGATCGCGCCCATCGAGGCGGTCTCGACTTCCTCGTCGCGCTCGTCGTAGGCGTTCTCCACGAACACCCGGTCGTAGAGCGAACCGAGGTTCGTCACGTTCAGCGGCAACGCCAAGGCGTTGTGGTAGGTCCCGCCGCCCTTGCTCGACCGCGTGTTGTCCGACCGGTTGAAGGCCGGCTTGCTGTCGTAGGCCAGGGAGTTGGTGACGAAGTTGTTGCCCCCGTAGACGGCGTTGAAGTCGTCATGCCCCGCCGTCTTGCCGCCGTTCTTGAACAGGCTGGCGGCGAACTTGTCCTCCGTGAGACGCATCTTCACGCCCCACGATTTGACATGGTCCTCCACCAGGTCTTTCGCCTTGCTCTTCGGCATGTCCTCGACCTCGGTGAGGTTGAGTTCCACGCCGTCGGTGAAGTTCCGGTACACGCTGTAGGCCGTGTACCCCTCGGACGGACGACGGTAGGTCACGCTCATGTCATCCGGTGAGGTCTTCTGTTCCAGCGTCCCAGCCGCGATCCAGCTCGTGCGCTGGTCGTAGCCGCCCTGGTTCTTCTGCTTGACCTCGAATAACGTGTCCACTTTGCCCTTGGTGGCGTCGTACGCGTCGATCATGAAATCGTACGAATCCTCCACCAGGCCCTTGGCCCAACTGGCGATAGCCATGTGCTTGCCTCCTTCAGGCGTTGACGGGTTGGCTTACACGACGCCTGTGTATGTGACGTTCTTGACGGCGATCTTGCAGAGCACGCTCACCACCGTGCCTGCCGCGTTGGTCGTGCCCTTGTCGATCAGCAGGATCACATCCTCGCCGGAGGCGCCCAAATCCACGCCCTGGATGTCGCTGTCCACGCGCAGGTCGCACGTCTTGCCACGCATGGTGTCGGCCCACGCGGTCGTGCCGGACGCGATCGGGATTTCGTAGACCGAGTCGTAACTCATGTCCACGACGACTTTCGTCGCCCCCTCGGTCGCCGAGGCGGTCTGGTCGGCGTTGACCGCCGCATGGCCGATGATGTTTACCTCACCGGCGGCGGCGATTTCCACGCGCCCTGACGCGTCTTCGATGACGAACGCCCCCCCGGCGAGCTTAAAGACCTCCGACGCGCCGACGGGGAACGTGAACAGGTTGTGATCCGTGCCGCCCCGGCGGCCATAGACGAGCTTGTCTGATGCCATGAGACCTCCTGTGAATGCAGTGATCCGTGAATGGTGACGACCGGGGAGGCGCAGGTCAGGATGGCAGAACGCCCATATAGCCCAGGGCGGGCCAGGGTGGTGGTACACACACCAAACGGCGGTGAGCCGTCAGCCCGCGCGAGCGCGGGCAGGCGCGTCAGCGCGACGCGCTAGCGAAAACTACGCAAGGTCTTGGGGGCGGACTTTTTCTCCGCGCGGAACTTATCCGCGCGCGCCTTGTACCGGGCCGCATACCGCTCCCGGCTCAACGTCACGCCCTCTTCGAGCATCGCCTGGTAATCGCTTTCTTGTACGGGGGTCAACTTGACGCCCAGCACGGGCTTGCCCGTCTGCGTCCGGCTGCCGGCGCTGATGTCCTTCAGCGCGGCGGAGGCGCGTGGCTGGCCTGCGACGGGTGCGGGGCGCTGGTCGCCACCATTCCGCTCACCCAGCAGGCGGTGAAAGATGCGCGTGACCGCGCCTTCGGTGACGCGATCCTTCCACGGCAGCGCCTTCAATTCCTTGCGGATGGCCGGTTCCAAGGTGACGAAGAGCGCCCCGGTCTCCTTGTGCGCGCGGAGGTCGCGGACTTCCAATTCATTTTCCAACTGAATGACGCGCGTCGCCATGTGGTCGTTGAACGGCTCGACCCGATCCGCCAGGACGGCCCCCACCATCTGGTCGGTCATCAGGTAGATCGTGTCGTACTGCTGCGCCACCCCCTCGGCGTTGGCCGTCACGGTGCCATCCTCGTGCACCGTCACGGGCGACACGGCGGTAAACGCCTTACGAAACTCCGGCGCGGCGCGCTGGACGAAGGACTGGATGTGCGAGACGGTCTTGGGGGCTGGCGCGGGCTCGGCGATCGTGCGCGCGCTCGTCAACGCGGCGATCTGCGACTCCAACGCCGCGATGCGGTGCTCGGCCGCTAATTCTTTGGCGCTGGGTTCTGCCGCTCCCGCGTCCTCCGCGCCTGCGTCGGGTTCCTCGGCTCCAGCGTCAGCACCCTCGGCGCCCTCAGCGCCCTCGGTGCCTGCGGCCCCGGCCGTGTCGCCGCCACCGACAGTCTCGGCACCTTCGTCCTCCGCGCCGGCGCCCGTCTCGTCCCCGGTGGTCTCATCGACCACGCCCGCGTCCACGACCGCGTCAGCGGCTGCTGCGGCTTTCCCCATGATTACCTCTCCTCATCATCGACAGGGATGCCCGCCACCCGGAACGACTGGCGCAATTTCTGGAACGTGCCCCGGCTGATGCGCCCCCCGTACATCCACACGACGAATGACCCCGTGAATCCCCGGCCTTCGGCCAAGTGCAAGTACTCCAACAATTCCTCGATGCGGCTGGGCGCGACGGTGTCAGGCATCGGCGTCCTCCACCGTGGCCGGCTCCTGCGCCTGCTCCTCCGCTGCCCGTTCCTGTTGCCGCTCAAACCACACCGTCTCCAAGGGTTCGATGATGACTTCTTGCAGGACGGCGATGCGATTGGCGGCGGAGCCACAGTGTTTGCAGGTGGCGGCAACCTCGACGAGATGGCGCAATTGTTCCCCCAGCAGCAGCTTCAATTCATCGTAGATGGCCCGGTAGCGCGGGTCTTCCGCCAGCGCGCGGTAATTTTCCAAGAGCGCAGACAGGCGCTGCTCGGCCTCGCGTTTCAGGCGATGGTCAGCCACCAGCCGGTCGGCGACTTCCCGCGTCAGGGCGGCAAATGGGTTGAGGCCTTTGAGCATCAGCCGCCTCCCACCAACGCGGCAATGCGATTCCCTGCGGTGGCCATCGGGTTCTCTGGCATTGTCGGGTGTCCATTGCTCCCAGGGCCAGCCATCCCGGCGTCCGCGGCACCCTCAGGCGCTGGCAACGGCGCAGGCCGCTCCAAGTCGAGCGTGTCCACCAACCGCGCCCATTGACTGTCCGCTTGGGAAATCGTCACGCGCAACATCTTCAGGATCACGTCCGGCCGCGTGTTCCCCAACACCCTCTGCGTCATCGCCAGCAGGCCCGCGTTGCGCTCAAAGCGTCCCTGCCGGTCAAACTCATACAGGACCGCCCGCGGATGCAGATGCTTCGCCACGACCAGGAGCATGTCCGGTGGAATCTGCAACCCGCCGGGCAGTTCGTCAATCCAGCCGAGCTTCAAGCCCTGGAAGTAGAGCCAGAGCGTCCAGACGCCCATCTGCCGGAAGGCCGGGGCCAGCGAGCGCAGCACGTCTTTCTCGTTGGGCTGGACTTGCTGCAGGAGCATGGCCGTCTTGGTGCCTGGCGCGTTGGGATCCGTCGGGGATTCCCGGCCGGACTGCAAGCTGCTGGTGCCGCTGCCTTCATCCGACTGCCGGCGCATCAGCTCCAAGCCGGTGATGATGGGCGCCAGATGATTCGTCGGCGTGGCCATCGATTCGATTTCGTTGGGATTGTCCTTCCACGGCGCCGGCACATGGGGCGACCAGCGTTTCGAGAGAATGTAGGCGTAGCCGATGGAACGGTACTTCGCCTTCCAGCGCATGGAGTTGGCCTGGTCAATGGCGTTGAGGTACAGGTTGAGCAGGACGTTCAAGATGGTGTGCTCATCCACCACGTCCCACGCGATGCCGCGCTTGAAGAAGCCGGGTTCCTCCATGCGGACGTAGAAGGGAATCACGTCGGCCTCGTGATACCACCACGGGTAATGCCGAATGCGGAGCAACACCTGTTCCTTGACGGCGTACCAGACCTTGTAGCGAGTCGGCGCGTCATCCCCTGGCAGGCGCGTGCGGATGGTGCCCTGGAAGATGGAGAACGTCTCGGTCTGGGCCTGCGCGTTGTCGGTGTCCTCCGCGCTGGACGCCCCGGCCGCCGGGAAGAGCCGGGCCAATGCCTCGGCATCAATCGTGCCGTCCTCGGCCAACGCCTCCAACGCAAAGCGGGTGAAGTCCGTCTCACAGCCGTACAGGGGCGTCGTGCGCAGGCCCTCGTAGCCCTCCACCGTGGGATAGACCCGCAGGCGCTTGGTCTCGACGTGCTGGAAGTCGGGATGATTGATGACCGCCGTGGTGGCGAGGATTTCCCGCTCGACGCGCTGCCCGCGCGCGAGGTCGGCGTGGAGCGTCACCAGCGCGGGTGTCTCGCGCCAGTTGGGGTATTTGTCCTCGAAGGCGATCAGGTCCTGCAAGCTCTCGACGGTGCGCCCGTCGTAGCCCTCGTACGTTTCCAACTGCCGCACCCGCTCTTCGTGGTAGAGCCATGTCGGGACCAGCGCGCCGGTGCCATGTAACGCCGCCTGGAAGAGCGTCAGCGCGAGGTCATCCTCTTCATCCAGTTCATGGTCGATGGCCGTGTCCAGCGCCTTCTCCAACTTGATGGCGAGTTGGAACAGCGCGGGATCGTCGAGGTCAATGCCCCAGACCGGATCAGAATCCAAATACGCCTGCTTGATGCGGTTGGCGATTTCGCGCACCTTCTTCTTCGTCAGCGGGTAGTTGCAGCGGAACGCGCCGGCATACGGATAATCCGCGCCGGGCATGTTGCCCGCCAGCTGGTCGTCCTCTTGCTGCAAGCGCGCCAGCACGGGCTGCATGTCGGTGGTGATTTGCGTCAGGTGCATCGCCAACCACGCTTCGAGGTCACGGCGCGGCTGCTCGTCGATCTTGACCTGGAGATAGGTCGTCGGATGCCGCGCCTCCTCGGCATCCTGGACGGGCTCGACGACCACGTCATGCGGATCAGTGAGCATGAAGATGGCTCCAACTTCTACCGCGTCTACTCATAGCTTCGCCTGCAAGACCGACTTCAAATACGGCACCCAATCCCGCTCACAGCGGCGCATCAGTGCCAGTCGATCGACCCGCTTCTTAAATTCCTTGGTGTCGGTGTCCAACATCATTTCAAAATCAAACGGTAAGTCCGTCAAATCCAGTGGCAGCGGTTGGGTGGACGGCATCGCCGGCCAGGGTAAGGCCATCGGTGTGGCGCTCGGCGACAACTTCAATTCCAATCGCGCATCCGCCTGCGACGAGAGACGTTTCTCCGCCACCGCTTTGCAAATATTGCCGACGATACAAATTGCCATGCCCGCGAGTTCGCCATCCGTGGCCGAGAACAAATCGTGGAAGCAGCAGGACGGCAGGCGGTGCCACACGCGCTGCGCCGGCGAGGGCTGCGGATCGCCGCAGTAGCCCGCCGCATTGCCCGTCAGCCAGGTATCGATGACGGGGTAGATGGTCGGGTGGTGGACAGGCGACTGCTGTAGCGCATCCACCAGCGGCGGGGCCTCGCGGCTCCGTAGCACGCACTCGTCTTCGCTGATGTGGTCAACTACTGTCTCTATACTCATAGCCCCCTGCTTGGACGCATTTCGCAACCCGCGCCAATAAACAGATACCTAGTAGCCATTTATTGCCGCCCCTCAATCGGGAAAACAGATACTAGGTGATCAACACTAGTACTACGTGTATTTAAGGGGGAACTATTCTTAGCTAGGGTGTAGAGAAAATCTTCGGAGAGTTGGTAGGCAGTGGCGGATGTGGGTTGGTGAAGTTTGGGGCGTCCGCGGCGTCCAGGTTTGGTGTTGAGCACGCATTTACGCAATAACTGGCGGCGCGCAATTTGTAGCGCACGCGGAGAGAGTCCCGCCAGCCGCGCCACGGAGACGTTCGACCCATAAAACCAGTTCGGTCGGCCCGCCGTGTGCCAGAGATCGAGCAGACCAATAATCAGCGACTTTTCAGCGAGCGTGAACATACGTCCCCGCAGAATCCACAATGGGCAGGATTGCCACTGACCCACAGTGCGCTGGAGCAACGCATCGAGCGTCATCCCCCATCGCCCCCATCCTCGTAGTGTCCGTAGTACACGCCGTCGTCCTCTAGCCATCGGCGCGCCCAGCCCTCAATGCGCGCCGCGACACCCCGCAGCCAGTCACCCACGCGGATGACAGGCGCAGGTACACCAGTCCGGGTGATCGGCGTCCTGGGTCTTCAGCCGGCAGTAGCGACACATTACGGCTGCACCCGCTTGATGTGCGCGATGTCGCCGTTGCCCGGCGTGATGATGCTCGGTGCGGCCTGCATCCGCCCGGTGAGAATGTCCTGCTTGATGGCGTCCAGCAGCAGGTTCAGTGGGGCCGCCGGCAGGTCAGACTTCCAGTTCCGGTTGCCCTCGGCGTCCATCATGACGACCAACACGGGCTGCATCGCGCTCATCGGCGGTGCGTCCCCACGTGCCAGCCATCCTCCACGTCCGCCGGCGGACGGGAGACGCCAGCGCTGGTGACGGCATGGCTGCGTCGCGGCGGCGTCAACGGACGTCGGCGCCCCGTGACCTGCGGCGGCTTACGCGGCGTGCGCTGGTGCATCGTTCGCCTCCTGGAATGCGTCCATGCTGATCCCGCACCGCCAGCAGCGCAAGACGCCGTCGCCCTCGGTGCGGAAGTGGTGCCAGTGGTCACGGCCTTCTGGCAAGGTGGGTGTGACCTGCTCGGAGGCGCTATCCCCCACGCCGCTTGCGCCTCGGATGCTCCTGCTGCGTCACCTTGGCGTCAGGCAGACCGCCCACGGGACGATTCGCCGGCTGCTCCCGCTTGGTGGGGGTGCCAGCGATGGCGTCTTTGCCGCTGTAGGACGGTTCACGCATGGGCAGACTCCTTCTTGGTGGCGCGCTTGGTGGCCTTCGATGGCGCGGCGGGGGTGTCCGCCGTCGCAGACGACGCCGCAGCCGGCGCCGGTAGCGGGGCCTCACGCACCGCCAGTTCCACCCCCTCCAGCGTCACCGGCAGGCACGGATGTGCGGTGGAGTGCATGGCCAACCGGCACAGATTGATGGCGGTGAGCCAATGCTCCTCGGTCACGTCCTCCGTCACCACGGTGGGCTGGCCATTGACGACCGGGCCAGGGGTTTTCTCCAACTTCACGCCCAGGCCGCAGGCGCACAGCAGCCAATCATGGCGCAGCGCCCCCTGGCGTTCGGCATACCAGAGCCGGTGGCCTGTGGGCAGATACGCTGCCAGACGCGCGGGGAGTGTCGGGTGGTCCGTGCTCATGCGTGCCTCCTCATTTAGCGCCAACCGTAGCCATGCGAACCGCTGGTGACTTCCTCCGCGGGCATCCCAAAATCAGGCGTCGCGGTGTCCAAATCCTCGTCGGGCGACAGGGTGGTGGCAAACTGCAGCCCCCACACGGCCTGCACCCACGCATCCGCGCGATCCGGGCTGCGGCCGAGCCGTTCTTTAATGTCGGCCTTGGGCTCCAGATAAATCTTGCCGTTGGACTTCAGGAGATAGCGCGTCTCGCACAGTTCTTCGATGGTGCGCTCATCCTGGGGGGCGCGCACGTGGCCTGCCTGCACCTGATCGCGCGCATAGAAGTACGCCTCCGCCCGCTGGTTGAGATAGGGGCTGTCCTCCTGCGTAGGCCGCTCCGAACCCGCGAAGGCGAGCACCGACCACGCGCGTTGCTCCCCTTGCAACTCCCGCAAGGCGGAGGCCACACCGGCCCCCACCCCGATCCGATCTACCACGATGACGGAAGCCCGTTGCTGGGCTCGATACATCGCGGCCCGGCCGGCGGTGTCCATCGGCTCATGCTTGGCCGTGGTGGAGGCGCCGCGTACCAGGCCATCCGAGACGCAACAGAACGCCGATTCATCATCGCCAAACTCGGCCACATCGACACCCAGCGACACGCGCAGTCCGGCGTCCTGTAAGGGATAGCGATGGCTCTTGGCAATCAGGTCGCGGTCAAAGACGCTGTCCACGCTGGTCAGAGGGAGCCTGCCTTTGACCTTCGAGAGCCAGAGCGGATGCTGGGGCGATTCGGCAAACCAGGTGCGCCGCTTCTCCTCCACCCAGGCTTTCTCCACCAACCCTGGAATGACCGTGCGTCCCTCACGCACGTTGGGCGAATCCTCGCAATCCAAGTTCAACACGAGGTGATGGGTGGTGTCGCGGAGTCCTGCCGCAAACCACCCCGTCGTCACCAACGGATTGCCGATGGCGATGAACAACGCCTGGCCGGAGGTCAGCAGCCCATCCAACTGTTCTTTGACGCTGTTGGGCACGGCCTGGGCTTCCGTGACGATGACGCAGATGTGGGGACTGTGGAACCCCTGCGCCTTCCCGATCAACTGCTGCGAGGCCGAGGTCGTGAAGGCCAAGATAAAATGCTCCTCGTTCCATTCGTACTTGCCTTGCAGGAGCCGGCCACCCAAGGGCGGGAGATCGGTGCGCCACCGCGCCACATGGCGCGTCATTTCGTTCCACGTGATTTCATGCACCTGGCGGGCTGTGGGGCCGGTCAGGATGGTCTTGGCTGGATACCGTGTCATCTGCCACCAGAGCGGGATGCCGCCGGAGATGAAGTCTTTGCCTAGCGCATGGCCGGAGGCGACGTAGATCGGCTGGCGCTCCGCGACCGCACGCGGCAGGAGGTTCAGGAGCTGCCGCTCGCCGTCCCACAGTCCCTCGCGGACGAGCGGTGAGGCCGCGACAGGCAACGTCTCGACTTGCAGAGCATGGGAGAAGAACAGGCAGGGATTGGCGGCAAAGACCGCGGCGGTGCGTTCAATCGCATCCAGCTCTGGCGTGGTAAATGCCGGGGCGTCAGCCGTGACCATTGTTGCCCCCAGGCGTGGCGCCAATCACGGCGCCGATCGGCCACGCGCCAACCGCCGTCCCATGCCGTGCGCGTTCCAGCACCGCCTGGAGGCCGTCGGTGAACGAATGCTGCACGTGCACGCTGCCGCTATGCTGCAATGGTTGCGAGGCTTTTCCATACGCACGATCTAACAGTTCACGACACGCAGCCACCCGCGCTTGTTCGTTCTCAGCGCGCCGCGCCAACCGCACCAATTCAACAATAACAACGGCACCGTATTGCGATGCCAATTGTTTGACATCAGCCGTTGATTTATTGCGCGTACCACGTTGGCGCCCGCCTGTCTTTTTGCCTAATGCCATCTACAGCTCTCTAGGTTAGACCGAACGTACCGCGGTTCACACGTATCCGGATCGCGTAAGACATAAATTGCAACGGACGATGTCGCCATGGACTCCCAACAAAAAACGGCGAGCCGTCCCGTCAGGGACCACTCGCCGTCGGTATTGCCGTAAGGCGATCTGCTACAAACCGATGGTGATTCTTACGTATCAGAAAGGCGTCGCACTGTCAACTACGAATCAGCGTGTCCGCTTTCTTCACATCCTGCGGCGTCCACATGGGCGACTTCTTCAGCACTTTGATGCGCACCGGCTTGCGATGCGCGTAGACGATGAGGACTTCCATCTCACCAAACGCCAGCGCCTCCTCGCCCTCCAACGGATCGAAAATGGTTGAGGCCACCTCATCGGCCTCGCAGATGCACCACAATTCTGACCCACTGGGGCAACTCCAGCGCCACCAACAGCAGCGCAAAATACCAGTCGTGGCTCGTCTCGATGACGCGCGCGGCTTTGAGGATGAGAAAGAGCAGGGTGGCCATTACCGCACCTCCACCACGGTCAGTCCATGCAGGGCAGCGAGCAACCGCTTTTTCATCTGATAGACGCGCAAGGCAGCGGTCACGGGGGATTTCACATCCTCCACGATGGTCTGCCCGTCCCGCACGAAACGAAAGTCCGGGACAAACCGGCAGATGGGCTGGTCGTTGACGACCAGGTAATACACCGGATGCACCGCCAGCTCGCGGATCCGCCCTGCCGCCTGCTCCGCCTTCAGCCACACATAATGTTCCCCCCCCGCCTGTGAATCGAACCGGATCGCATCAATCACCACCGGCCGATTACGAAACTTCCGCACGGTGCCCCGCCAGTGGGTGGGGGGCCGGCGCCAGTGCGTGACGCCCATCAGCGGTCCTCCAACGCGGCGCACGCGGCCGTTTGGGGATGCGCCTGACAATACCGAAACACCCTCTGCCACTGCGCGGATTGCGCGGCAAACGTCGCCGTGGCCGTCGCACTCGTGGCGTGGCACCCGGCGAGCACAGCGTCCGTGTGGAGCCACCCCGCCTGGGCCGCACGAGCCGCCTGCTGCCAGTCCCGCGCCTGCCGTCGCCATTCCAGGCCGTAGGAGACCCCCCCAGCGATGAGACATACCAACCCCACGATGCTGACCGCCAGCCACCCCATCAGGGCACGGCGGCAGCGGTAGACTAGCAGGCGCAGCGGCAGCCCCTTCATCGCGGATGACACCGACGGCAGGTGCAGGGCGGCGTCTCGCCCCAGACACACCACGCCAACCACCCCAGCATCGTCAGCACGATGCCCAGCATCATCGCAACCCACATCATGCCGCCCCTCCATCCCCCGGCCCGCCAGTATTGTCCCACCACAGAAACACCCACAGGAGGAGTGCCACGACAAACCACAGGACGAGGGGTTCCATCAGGGCTTTCGTTGCCTCCATCGACTCCACCATTCGTTGAGCATGGCTAAGACCAGACACAGGGGCACGACCAGCCACCAAGACATCGGTGCATCCCACTGACGCTGCAAGGCCTCATCATCGCCTAGCACACGGTCGTGGTCAGCGGGGGTCAGGGTGTGGAGGCCGAGGTGGTCAGGGGTCATCTGCCCTCTGTAGGCCGTGGCACACCGCAGGCGTCGCAGAAGCGCATCTCCACAGGAACACGACGAATAAAGTTGATTCCCTTCTCCGTACAATGGCGTACCCAACCCCCGTTCCATTCACCCACTTCCCACCGCCACGGCCTCGGACAATCGGAGCGGCACCAGATGGGTGCGGTGGTCTCGCCACGCGCCCACGCCAGCAGACGGCGTTCCCAGGTGGCGCACTCCAACGTCGTCACCGTCCATCCTTCGGCCTCGGTCGCATAGAGCATCTCGTAGACCAGGGCTTTTAACTGTCTGACATCCGGCTCCGGTCGCACCACCGCACAGAGGGCGTCAATGAATTGTTCACTATAGGTGCAGGGGCTGTGATGGGATGACAAACACATCATGCGATGTTGCAAGAATATCGTTTCGATCTGCTCCCGCACCGTTTGGGTCATGGGGTCTCCTTCCAACACACGCAGTCCAACAACCCTCCACACGTCAAACATTCCTCCGGCCACTCCTGAGACCACAAGCTGAGCCACCCAGTCATCAGGTCATTCAGGGGGCGCATGGCAGCTTCTGACTGATGAGGGTCAGCGCCTCGCATCGCTTGCACACCACGTCTTGCGGGACGCTGCAATAGCAGGCCATCGCTCGAAGCAAGGTCATCACCTGTTGGAGCCGTTGCTGCAATGCCAACTCTCTCCCTATGAGATACGTGCGGTCGCTCTGCGTGGCGGCTTCCGCCTCTCGACATCGCCGAATGAGGGCGAGGATGGTCGAGGGCGCCAGGGAGTCCTGCGCGGTGGCAATGCGCTCCACTTGGTCGAGGTCAATCATGTTCAGCATCCTTTCAGCACCCATCCAACCATGACTCCAGCGCACCAGACAAGAATGGTACCGAGCAATTCGCGTTTCACGCCGTTTCCTCCAGCCCGAAGTGGGCAGCGATTGCATCCTTGATGGCTGGTTCATACTCGCAAGGGGCATGTTCGTGAAAGATACGCAGACATTCCCGTGCCGTCGCCTGTTCACAGGCGCGCCAGGACGCCTTCGCTGTGCGATAGTGATCCAGGGGCGCATTCCGCATCTGGGTGCCCCACCAGTCCCCAAATCGCTGCGCGGCGGTGGGGGTCATGGCTGTGGCTCCTGTTGTTCCAATGGCGTCTCCTGCGTGGGGGTCACTGGCGGTACCGCCCCCTTGCCCAGACCCAACACATGGCTCGCCACCCGCTGCATCGCGCACGCCTCCCCGGCATCGCAGGTCTGATGCATCCCGTCAATCTGCCGGAGGGCGTCCAGGGCGCGGTCGAGCCGCTGAGTCAGGAGGCCGACATCCTGTCGTTGCTCCGCCTCCCGACACCGCTGGATGAGGGCGAGGACGGTGTCTGGGGAACACGCGGCGATAAACTCACGATCGCCTGCGCCATAGGTATCGGCAATGAGAACGTGTCGTGTCGCAGCGTCGGTAAGGCGTCCTCCGCCATGGTCGTAGCGAGTAACAAATCGCTTGCATGGTGTCGCCGCTTGCGCCAACCGCTCCAACGCATCGAGGTCAAGCATGGGGGGTCTCCTTCAGTCCGAAGTGGGCGCGCCACTGTTTTTCCAACGTTTCTAATGCGGCTTCTACAGCGAACTGCCCTTCCATCCCCATCCACGTCAATCGATGCTGTTCGATTAATTTTAATCCTCTCCATGCCGTCACCTGGTTACTGGCCTGCCAGGCATCCCACGCAACCCGACGTCCTGTTTCTGCATGGCGAAGCGCCATAGGAACTGTATTCCACCACTCCATGAATCGCTGCGCGATGGTGGGGGTCGGGTCGGTCATTCGACACCTCGAATGTCATGACAATGCTGTGTGCGTATGCGTGCTCGCTCCGTCGGTGGTGTGGTATGCTCTTTCATCGTGGCCGTCCACATCCGCCAGAACTGCTCGCATTCCCTGTAGGTTAACCCGACCCGCTGGATGCCACCAATCTGCAACTCCACATCTTGCAGGTCAGGACGGAGAATGGCTGTGACATGGGCGCTCAAGCGCCAGCGGCGTTTCATGCGGCACCATAGCTCGATAACCTATCAGCCATATGTACAATCGATTCCAAGGGAGCATCGTTGCACGGATTCTTCCACGTTGACGATTTTGGCCGCCGGACATTGGCCTGACATGCTCCGCAAACACTATCAGTCCACTCGTTCAAAATGGCTACTCGTGTCATCCCTTCCCATCGGCATTTGGCTCGCAAAGCACGTTCGCATTCTACGTGTAGCGTCTGTGAATGAAGCGCTTTTTCTGTCATGCGGCACCGCGGCGGATGGTTGCGGCCAATCGCCGCAACGCCGCCTCTGGTTCTCGATGATCCAGACACCCCCAACGCTCTGCCATGTCCGCACACCGTTCCCGTTCCTCCGCCCTGCCTTGCGCGAACCCCTCCTGCCGGACGGTCTGAAAATGTTCCGCCAGCATCCGACACGCCTCCTGCTCGGCCTGGGGTTCAAAGGCAAAGCCCATCAGACGCAAGCCCGCGAAATACAGGTCAGCGGCCACGGCTTCGGGACGTGGTTCCATTGGCATGGACTCTTGCTGGTCGGTCATGGTAACGCCTGCAAGAGGCCCGTGCTCATTGAGGATGGCCTCTGCGTGCCTCATCGCTTCAGCCATTGAGGGACTGTTAACGTAGGTTCCCGCCTGCCCTGCTTGGTCAACTTGCCCATACAGGTCAAACAACACCGCGACCACATGTTGTAGGTCGGTCATCGGGGGGCTCCACCATCCGCTGGGGGTGTCATGCTGTCCCTCCTTGGGCGGCGGTGAGGCCGCAGGTGCAACTATTGGTAAAGCCGACAACAACGGCATACACTTTTCGTATATTACAATCATCTTCATGCCGCCCCCACCGCTCCAACGCCTCCCGCACAGCGGCGGAAATGGCGGTATTGATTTTGTCGGATAGATGCGCTGTTTTGGTATGCCCACACTGACACTTCGGCTTAGTCTTCACGCGCCACCTCCTCGCTGATGGCCTCCCAGCGGGCGACTTTATCTCGCAACCCACATTCGCAGGGAACGGCTTCGCCTCTGGCATACCACTGCCCAGCGTACTTCGAGCGATAGCCCCCATCAGGGGTCGGTTCTCCCGCTGTCCACTGTGCCGACGTGCAATCATCCTCGTGAGTCACGTACTCGGTGAGTTCCTCTGCCGCCCGCGCCAGCCGTTCCAAGCGGTCGAGGTCGCAGAGCATGGTGATAGCGACATGGTCTGGCGCATACCCTGAGGGGTTTTCCAACCGTGCCCGTATCGTGTCCAGGTAGGCCAGGAGGGGAGTCATGGCTGTACTCTCAACGACGCGGTGAGCCATTGTTTGAACAGATGCACAGTTCGTTGGCCAATAGCACGACGCGCAGGTTTGCTATCGATGATTTCATACTGAGCTTCACGCAGGATGTCCGCAATCATGTCCGTCACGATGGCGGGGATGTCACGCATCTCCAGCGTTTTCTCTGGACGTGCCGCCAGGATGTGGTCGAGCACATGCTCCAGACGTTGTGGGGTCACCCATTCCATGGCAATCGCATCGGCGTGGTGCAATGTCTCACGCTTCGTCGGGTCGAGTTCTACCCGTGCTCGTCCACGCTCGGAAAATTCAGGACGCTTATGCTTGGCGATGACCCGATCGCCGTTGTTGGTACGTACCTCAAAGGGTGGACGGAGCACCACCCCTTCCCGTAATTGTGGCGTGAGGATGCCATTCCGCACCGCCTGCGTGGACGGCTTATCGCGCTCGGCATCCAGACGCACCAAATCGGTGGACACTTCGGCAAAATCGACAAACTCCACACCGAGATGCGCCACCAGTTCTGCTGCTTGCGGTACGGCTAGCCAGCTTGTGTTTATCTGTACATCGAAAGCGATAAACCGCAAGGCATCGCCGTAGGTCTTCCGCATCCCCTGTTGCTTGCCGCCGTAGGCTTCCCCATAGATGACCACGGTGTCGGAGAGCATGAATCTCGACTGAAAACGCTCGGCCAGCACCATGGCATCAAATAAGGCCACGAAGCGCGAAGCCGATTCGCCGCCAGAAAAGAACGTAACTGCCCCCTGGTGCCAGGCGATGTGTGCGGACGTGCCATGAATCTTTTCCAGCGCATAGCAGGTGCGAAAGGCCAAGATGTCCTGGGCCTTGTAGAGATTGTCAATATGCAGATAACTCATGGCCGCCATCCTCGTGGTGATCATGCGGTTTTGCTTGCTTGCCGTTGCGCCCATCCAATTAATCGGCACTTCGCTGAGCAGTATTTTTTCCAAAATACACGCATCGGCATTTCCTTCTTGCAGACCTCGCAACGACCCATCCCTTGTTTCGCCATCCTATCGCCCCTCCTTGGTGCCGTTAGGAGTACGTTATCGTTTATTGTAGTAATTGTCAAGGAGTGCGTTTACGGACTGGCCGCTCATCGCTCCGCTCCCATCATGCTCGCCAAGGCCATCTGCGCGATCACGCTGGCCGGCGCCGGCTCGTCCGTGCTGCTGTAGCCGCGCCCTCTGACCGCCGCTTCCTTCGCTGCGCACCGCGCATCGGCCACGAGATCGGTTATGGCGCAGACGTACCAGCCTAGATCGCGGCCACGCGGCAGGAAGTCGAACTGCTGCGCCAGCCAGTCCCAGCGCGCCAGGTCTTCCGCGGCGAAGGCCACCACCACACGGAAAACCTGCTTGGCGGAGCGGTTCGCATCGGCTGCGGTGCAGCCGGTCTTGGTCTTGAGGGCTCTGGTGACGTGTTGCAGGAACCGGCGTCGGGCGTCCTGGCCGTCAGGCAGGGATGGCGCCGGAGGCGCAACGGCGGTTTTTGCGTCATCTTTATTCTTTACGTCATTCTGACGTCTGTTATCTGTACTCTGTACTCTGCTATCTGGTGTTACACCCTGTGCAAAAGTTTTAGTTACAAGGTGTGCATCTAATGTGCTTGTAACTTCACCTTGTAACTTCATGTTGTAACCTTTCCTGCCGATTTTACTCGGTACGGTTTCTGCCGTTGGTACTCACTCTGGTACTTCGGCCAGTTAATGACGACACCATCACCTGTCAGCATTTCCAAATCCATAAACCGCTTAAGCGCGATCTTCACCACGCGAGCGGGCGTCTTGAAGATCGCGGCCAGTTGCTCGGCGGTGACCATCACGTGCGGCCCCACCCAGAGCGTGCCGGTGTGCAGGTTCATTTCCGCGAAGTCGAGGCAGTCATCCCAAACACTCCGTTGTTCTGGTGTGAGGCGGCGCTTGGTGCCGTCGGGCGCCAAATTCTGCTTCGACCAACTTTTACGCCACGCCATTGCGTCCTCGAAAACAAGAGAAGGGCCGCCGTTGTCTTGACAGCCACCGTGAGACTTGCCCGTCTTTTCGGTGCCAGACATTAGCGGCCCCAACACAGGAACACCCGACGACGCGGTTAGCGTGCCGGGTGGTAGCGTGTGGTGTGCAGGTTCGCATGGGCAAGTCTCATGTATTGGATGCTACACCCGTCGCCGTTGCGCGTCAAGCCCCATCTACGCCCCCATCCCATGCAGCACAAGCTGGCCGCCAGATTCAATGCGCGTGTGATTGTGCCACTGATACGCCGGCTCGCCCAACGCCACCGCTGGACACCACGGCGAGGGCGCGACCGGCTGCGCCTCCGTCAACCGCGCCGACCCCGCGCAGCCGCGGCACAGTCCGGCGGCGGTCAGACGATGGCACCGTATGTCAAACCCGTCATCGCGCAATTCTGACACGCGACTGCGGAATTCGTAGAAGACACCGGACGGATGGGCGGCGATCATCCGCAGCGTCTTCGGCCCTTCGCGCAGGAGGGCAAGGATCGTGTCGGCTTGGCTCATCAGTGCGTAGACCCTCCGACACCATAGCCCGCCCGCTTGCCGCGCTTCGTCCCGCGCTGTTCGATGGTCTCCTGCGACTGCGCATAAGCGCGTCGGCATTTCTCGTTGCAGTAGAGCGCGGGGCAGACGCGACCGCAGGCCCAACAAAAACCGGAGGGTTCGGGCGTGGTCATGTCGCATTCTCCACCGTCGGGTAGTACGTGTTCTCCACCACCCGCTCGGCACTCCGTGCGCACACCAGGCACAGCCGATGCCGACGGATACTGCGCCAGCGATTCGTGCGTCGTCCGCACGCGGCGCAGTCGATGAGGGGCTGGCTCATGGGTTGGCCTCTATCGCGTGTCTGATCGCCCATGCGATGTGCTCCGCGACTTGCGGGACGATTCGACTTGACGTTTTCGGCCGGCGATCCGCATCGCTAAAGCGCAACCTGGAGAGCAGCATTTTTCATGTGTTAACTCCAACTCACTCCACCCCCGGCTGATGGAAGCCCATCAGCGCCGCCTAAGGACGCAGCACGGGCGGGGGTGGGCATGAATTACCTGCGTTGCGCCAGCGTCGGCTTGTTGACCGCACGGACGCCTGGTACGTTCAACTGCGCCTTCAACGCGCGCGCCTGACCATTCAGCACGGGCATGCACGGCTCGACACAGGCCAGCGGCGCGGTGCCAGCCGCAATCGCCCTGACCAGTGCCATCAGGTCAATCACATCGGCAGACCAGTTCTCGCGCATGGACTGGCCTTCCACCTGCGGCACCGACGACGGAATGCTGACGCTGACGACGCCCTGCCCATTCAACGCTTGCTCAGCGCCGCGATGATCGCCCAACTTCTCGCGCTGTTCGGCTTCGGCCAGTTGCGCGTCCTCGCGCGCCTGACGCTCGGCCACCACGCGCTGGCGCTCTTCGGATTGACGGTAGGACACCAGCAGGTCGTTGCAGCGGTCACGACCCACTTCCAGCGGCACCCGCACCAACTTCTCGCGGTCCAGCACGACCTTTTTCGCCTGGTCAATGCTCTGCTTCATCGGCCTGAAGAAGTCTTCCACGACGCGGATCCGCGTGACGATCTGCTTGTACACGTCCGACACGACGGCGTAACTGCCAGCATCGGTCACGATGGCATCATGGGCGCGGCTTAACAGGGGCGCGTGCTCCTGCTGCAAAGAATCCGTCTCGGGCATTTCGATCAGGGTCGTGCTCATCGCTGCATCCTCCGTTTCGCGTGGGTGATCGTAACGGCCGCCAGAAACGTCGGGAAGTCGCTGGCGTCGGTGCGTTCCACCAGCCGGTACGTGCCGTCCTCCTGCAAGTACAGGTTGTGCCGCTCCGCGGTCAGCCACGGCTCACCGGCCAGCAGGTTGTAGCCCGCGGTCTGCCAGCGATGCCAGTCTTCTTCGCCGCCAGTCTTGATCTCGATTTGTACGCGCTGTCCGTCTATGCGGCCGAAGCGGTCGCACGTGCCACCGAAGCGGAAAAACGGGTGGTACATCTGCGTCTCGATGAGTTCCGGCACGAAGCCCGTGTCTTGCTTGAATCGCTCGTAGGCACGGACGTAGCCCAGCCAGCCCTCGTGGACGCTGTTGAAATCGAGGTCGTTGTAGTCCAGCAGTTCGCAGGCATTGTGGACGTGCAGCCCGCGCCACTGCGCCTCTTGGAAGCCGTGCCATTGGTGCTTCAATCCGGCTTCTTCGAGGCAATCGCTGACGCCTGGAATGATGACGCCATCCAGCCGGTAGATGTGCGCCACCGCGTCAAACGTGAAGAGGTGCCCGGCCTCAACCTTGGCCGTCGTCGCCTGGCTCACGGCTGGCTCCGGTGTAGCAGGGTTCGCAGAACGCTTGGCCTGCGGCATTGAGGTAGTACGGTGCGCCGGCGAGAATGGGCGATTGGCACGGCAGGCAGGAGCCCTCACGCTTCGCGGCCTCGATCTTGCGCCATGCCGGGACTGGTGCGTAGGGTGCTGCTGCTGGCGCGGCGGTGTCACTCAACCGCTTCGGGGCGGATGGCGGGGCCGGCGGCGCTGGCAAGGCATCGCCGTTGGTCGTCGGCACATCTTCCTGCTCTTCGCCGATGATCAAGCCTTGCAGGACGTCGGAGAAACCGTCGCGCAGCGTAAACGCGCGCGCCCGCAGTTGCGTCATGCGCTTGGGGTTGGTCTGCCAGGTGCCCTCTTTGTTCCAGAGTTTTGCCTTCTCCGCATCGACCTTGCCGTAGGTGCGGATGATCGGCGAGGGCTGGCCTTTGCGCTTGGCCTGGCAGGTGGATGTGAAGGTCTGCTCGTTGAAGTCCTCGCGGAAATCTTCGAGCAATCCCGAATTGCGGACGAGCGCCAGCGGCGCATCCCCCCAAATGCACGGTCGCCCGTTGATGCAGGAAATGTTTTGCAGGGCTTGGAGCGGCTTCAAGCCGACTTCTTGCCCCATTTGAATCGCAATCAGAATGTCGCCGGGCTTGCCCTGGTAGGCGCGCGGCACGAGACTGCTCTTGGCGATCAGTTCGGCATACTTCATCATCTCGTCGAACGTTTTCGGTTCGATGGAAAACCGCACCAACTCCTGTGTCATTCCCGCTCTCCTTGACAACCTCTCGGCTGTCGGCTAGAGTGGCCTAGCTCCCGCTCCACTCTCTGCGACCTGTCGCGTGTCACCGTGACAGGTCGTTCTTTTTCCTCCGCATCTCGGCCAGCCGATCCTCTTGCGCTTCCAGCCACTCGTCCAGCGCATCCTCCGGCACGGTGTCGATGGCGTACAGGTGGGCGGACATTATGCCAGACCTCCACGGGCATACAGTTCGTCACACTTCTGGCGAACCTGATGCGCTGTCAGGTCGTTCGGTTGCATCGAGAGCCAACGCAGCAGTTCCAACGCCGCCCGTTGATACCCGATGCGCTTGGCTTCGACGATCAAGACGCTCAATTCGTCAACCATCACATCCTCCTTGGCACACAAACGCCTCGTTTCCCTGCGCATCCTCAGGCAGCGTGATCAGCGGCCGGTCGGTGCGGTGGCAGTGAGAGCAGGCGTCCAGCACGACGTAGCGGCTCATCGCCCATCCTCCCCTGTCCCTGCCGATACAAATCGCCACCAGCCCTCGCAGAGCCACTTGAGCCATGACACCGGCAGCTGCACCAGCCGACGCTCCAGGTCATAGCGGATCCGCCGGCACTGGAGGGAACGGGCAAAGCGGGCAAGATGGCCGGTGGCGGTCATGTGCCGTGCCCGGTTTGGATGGCCCCGCACAGGGCACACCAGGCGTCTTCCCTGAGCAGATCCGCCCCGCATTGGCGACAGGGTGTAAAGATGGGTTGCCGCAGCTGCGGCTGAACGTCCGAAACGGTGGGGCTAGCCATCTAATCCTCCTAGGTGGGACGGCAGTAAAACGCCGTCCGGATTTCTACGCGGCGATGGAGTCGCGCGCCCTTGCGGACGTTGCGTATACTCCCCGGACGGCAGCAAAATACCCAGGCCGGTGGTGCGTCGGTCTGGGCTATTTGTCGTCGGGTGGGCTATCATCGCGATCTCCATCGGTACGCCAAGTATAGCCGGTGGAAATCGCCATGTCAACTCGTATTCCTCGTCGAGGAATGATGTCATCAGCGACGAGGAATCGCACCAGAAAATAAATACGCGCCCACCGTGAGTACGATGGACGCGTAGAATCCAGGGGCGAGGATTCGGGCGGAGACTGGGGAGTATCGCCCTTACCGTCTTTACCTTGTCGTAAGACAAGGGGCCACTTTATCCCCTGGATTCTTCTACGGACAGCCAGGCCGTGAGGTCGTGATGTGCAAGCAGGGCAGGCATCCGAGGCGCCCCCTGTCTCTTTCCACCGTGTGGTGGCGAGCATGTTACGCCTCACGCCGGTACTACCCTATCTCATCCAGGTCGCCGTTGTCAGTGGCAGGACAGCGCGGCAATATGGCTGGATGCTGCGATCTGCTCTATCGCGATCCAGAACGCCGAGTCAAACGGCCAGGTTCACGTTCAGGCACGTCACCTGCTTAGCCAGCCAACGAAAGCATAGCAAAACAACCGCCAATGTCAAGCACGCGGTCGCAGCGCATGGTACAGCCCGCTGGCCAGTCCCACAACACCCAGCAGCGCGAAGGCCAGCTCTGGGCGTCCCTCCGACAGCCAGGCGATGAGTGCCAGCGTCGTGCCGGTCACCACGCACGCGGCCCAGCAGCTCACTCGATGACTGGGTGATGCCGCCGCGCGTTCCGCTGGTCGATCTTCCGCTGCTGGCGTTCAGCGGGGGTCAAGGGTTCGGGCTGGAAGCCACGCTGGATGTACGCTTGGCCCGCCTTCGTCTGCCACGACCCGAACGCCACCGCACGCGCCACCTCGGCAGGGCCTCGAATCTTAAATCGCTCGCGCCCTGCCGCTGTCACGGAGGCCCCGCGCACCACATCGACGATCCCGTACCCAGACTTGAGCGCCTGATTGGTCGGCGGACCGATGGCAATAATCCCCGCTGAGCGCCAGAAATCCCCCCACGCTTTCTCTCGTTCATGCTCCGACGGCGAGCCGAGACCCGTCACCACATCTCCCACCATCTTGATGGGCGGCGGTCCGCCACGGAAGGTGCTGACCCCAGGAATCCAGTCCATGATCCCACGTGGACGCGGCAAGCCCAACTGGTCATAGACAAACGCCATCGCCGTTACCGTGCCGAACCAGAGGGCCGCGGCACGCCAGACGCGTCCATCGCGCACGACATCGGCAGCATCTTGAAATGGGCCGCGCTCCGTGACTGCTGGCGGCTGACCAGCACGCAACGTCACCGATGCGGGACCGGCGCGGCGTCCACGCAGCACGTCCTGCTTGAACGCATTGAAGACTTCGTTGACGGTCGTCTGGAACGGGAGCAGTGCGCGCATGGCCTCATCATTGAACGCCGGCGGGAGGGCCGACTTCAAGAACTCCGTTTGGGTGCGTGCCGCTACGTCATCCGCAATCTCCACGGCGCGCGCATGGGACAGCCCCTCGGCGCGTTGATTCAGGTAGTGTGTATTGAACGCCCACGCCACCATCGCCCGATCCACGCCCGTCATCCATCCAGCGAGTTTGTCGGTGAAGGCGCGGTAGTCCGACAAGATGCCGGGGTCGAGCCGTTCGACCAAGCGGCCTTGCAAGGTGCGCGACCACTGTTCCGCAAACGCCATGCCCCGGCCCTGCCACGTCCACGCGGCCGCAATCCCTGCCTGACGTACCCGCCAGAGGTCGGTGAGCAACGAGGAGGTTGGCGAAGAGGCCGGCAGTTCGGCCAGGACCGCCGGAGCCGTCCACGGCTGCATCACCACCGACGAGAGGTTGCCCAAGACGGTGCCGCGCGAAAACCGGTTAGTGATACCCGCGACCACCCGCGTGAGGGGTTTCCCGACGGCTGTGGCAATCTCCCCCGGCTCCCCGGCCACCGTCTGACGAATCACCCGGCGGACGTACTGCCGTGCGCGCATCGGCAACTGAGCCGCATGGGCTTCTAACTGCCGGGCCGGCGTGGCTTCGTGAATGACCCGCAAGACCGACCGCGCATAGGCGTCGAAGGCGCGCAGCGGATCACGGAGGTAGGCCCCACCCTCCCGTGGCCTGAAGAACCGCGAGCTGACACGCAAGGAGCGCGGCACCAAGTCGCCCAACGTGCGGACGTGCTCCACGGATTCACCCGTCAGTGCGGCACGCAGCTCCACCCAGGCGTCATTCCCCGTGATGTGCGTCATGTAGTCCTGCCGCTTCGTGATCGGAGTGCGGCCCAACGCCGTCAGGACCGTATTGGCGCGATCAATCAAGTCGTCGTTGGTCTGGCGGATCCAGGCGGCGGTCTGAGTGGCCCGCGGTGTCGTAACACCCGTCGAGGTGCCTTCCAGGAGGTTCACCACCTGCTCGGTGTCGGGCTGGCTCACGCGCAAGCGGCCTGCAATGCGATGCAACTCGCTGACCAACGCTTGCGCTTCACGTCCAGCGGCAATCTCGGCGTTCCGCAAACCGACCCATTTCTGGTACGTCGGCCCCATCGGCCCGCGGTCAATGACATCGGCGGCACGGCGCGGCGACAGCCCAGATCCCTGCCCGGCTTGGAGTTCCGCGAGATCACGGAAGCGGCCTGGCGGGTAGTACGGCACCATCGCCCGCCCGCGCGGAATGACGGGTGGTGGCGCGTTGGGGCCGAGTTGGCGGATTGAACCGACAACGGCTTGGGTCTTGCGCACATCCGCCGGCGACAACGGCGCCTCGAGCGTCCCACCTTTGGGCCCCGTCACCGTCTGGCCTGGCTGGATGCGGTGGAGTTTCGCCAGCTGGGACACTTGGCGCGGCGTGAGGCGCTTGGCCTGGGCGTCCGCCGCGAGTTTGGTGATCTGCTTCCCCAAGTCCGTGCGCATGGCTTGGCGCAGCCGGCGCATCTGCGCGCCAGTGGGCTGGGCTTCCACCAACGCCTGCCGTGTCTTCGGGTCGAGGTGGTTGAAAATCGTCTCTTCCGCCTGCGGGATGAAGTCTTTGATCGTGAGCGTGGGGAGTTGCTTGATTTCGCTGATAGCCGCGAGCAAGTCGTTGGTGCTCTCGTATGGGAAGCCCTCGGCCTGCAAGGACGCGGCCATTTCATCCGGGGGCAGCCCGGTCGTGCGGCGCAAGCGCATGGGGATGGCGCGGTATTCCTCGGCTTCCACGCCACCCGCAAAAGCGCGAATCCCGCCGTGCTCCATGATGGCCTGTTGCAACCGCTGGCTTTCGGTCTGCATCATGCGTGTTTGCCGGAACAGGGCGCGGGCCAGCCGCACCACATCGGCCTGGGTCAAGCCGGCGGCTGCCAGACGGCGGCGCAGTTCGGGTGTGAGGGGTTGTGGGGTCGTGGGCGGTTCGCCCTGGATGGCGGCGCGTTCAGCGGCTTCGTTGTAGGGGGCGGGCGCACCTTCACCGGCCGTCGTCCCGCCTTCCAGCCGTCCCATCTCCTGCTGCGTCAAGGTCTGCTGGATGGGTGCAGGAGCGGTGGAGGTGTACGGTGCAGCGGCGCCAGCGGGCAGGTCGTACTTGTAGAAATACTGCAAGCCCGTGGCGCTGGCAGCTTCCGCCTCCGGCACGTGTTGGAAGGTGGCGCTGCCTTGGTGCCCGTCAGGGAATTGGACGAAGACGCCTTGGAGCGCGTCGGCTTCGGCACGGGTGATCGGGATGACGCGCAGCGCCAAACGCTGCATATGCGGGAACTGCGGCGGGACGGCTAATTCAAGCGGTAGCGATTGATGGCCGTCAGGTAGGAGGGTTCCTTGCGTCGCGGCGGCGGTGGCGATGGCCGGGTGCGTGTCTTGGAGGCGCGGCGCCGGCATCGGGCCTTGGGCTGGTTGTACGGCGGGGGCGTTTCCACGGGCACCTCCTGTGGGGAGTGTACCACCGGGCTGCGGTTTATCAAAGACGGCGAATCCTTCAGTGAGTGCTGATTGGCGCAAGGCGGGCGGGGTAACGAAGGCGTGGACGGTCACTTTTTCCGTATTATCCCCTTCGGCTGTCGGTTCTTCCGTGTCAATACGCGTCGTGCCCGCCTGCACGCCAAACCGCTTCCCGAACTTGTTGAGGAACGACGGGAGCATCACGTCGTACAACCTCTTCAGCCACACGCCGCCGATTTTGAGGTCAATGCCTGAAACCTCGCGCGGCTTATATTCAGTTGCCTCCGGCTGTACGAACAGTCTTTGAGCGACATCTTTGCCGACCTGCGCCTCGACCTCTGCGAAGGCATCCTTCTCGTTGATGGGTAACGCCTTGTTGATGACCTGATTGCCTTGCAGATCGTAGGCCGCGAGGTTGTGATCCTTCGTGATTTGCACCTTGCTGATTTGCTTGCTGAGGTCATACCGCGCCGCCTGCTGCTCGCCCGTCGTCCACGCGATCTGATCGTAGTTATTCTCGGCGGCGTAGCGCAGCATCCGCTTGAGTGCCAGTTCGTGCCAAGTGGTTTTAAATGGGGCGTCGGGAACACGGGCAGACACTGGTGTGCCGCCCATGGCCTCGCCCGCAAGGGTCACATCCTCTGCTTGAGCAGACAGCCCATACCCTTCGTGTCTCCCCCGCTGGTGCCAATCGCTCTGCACTTCCTCAAGGAACAGCGTCTTCCGGCCATTGGCATCCACGCGGTCATTGAAGCGGACGTGCGCGAGGATGTTGGGCTCGTCGAAGTGGGGGGAAATGAACCCTGTCTGTTCGGAAAACTTCTCACCGAGTCGCTGCGTTTCAGCGATGGCCTCCGCCTCGGTGTCAAAGAGCCGTGCTTGCAGTCCTGCAGCACTCACGAGATACTTGCCGTTGATCAACCGCTCAATGCGCCCGTGGGGTTCTTTGGGTGCGGCTGGCCACGTCAGCAGCAGCTCGCGGTAGTTACTGTTTCCAGTGAACGCAGCGATGCCATTACGCCTGACGTAAATCGCGTGATTCTTGACCGTGACGCAGAAAGCGAAATCGTCATACGGCACTATCGCGCGCTTTGCGTCGTCGATGCTCGCCCATTGCTTCTCGCAGACGGCGACTACGTAAATTCCGCTTGGACGTTGACGCACACTAGCCCGCTTACCGGACAGAAGACATAGCGCCTGTACGTCACCGGCAAGGCGAGCGCTCTTACTGAAAAATAACTGCTTTGCTTGACGCCTCCCCTTCGCTTGGATCAGATGCCCATCCCCCAAAAACAGCCCAGAAAGTAATCGCTCGATCACGTCGCGCCCCTGCTGCATGAACAGCGGCGGAACAAATTTTCCAGCCGATGTCGGCTGTGAATGAATCAGCTCCTTCAGTCCTATGGGCATCTTGCGAATACCTACGCCGTAGGCGCCACCGTACCACTTCCACGATAGTCCGAGGCGGTCGAACAATGCCTCCAGCCGACGACAATTAGCGGCATTGTGCTGGTCGCATTGAGCAATCTGGATCGTCGTTTTCACGCCGTTCCGGTGTTTGTAAGAACCTTCGGCTAGATACCAACCCACAAACTCCGCAACGTCTCCGGCGTGAAGTCCGAAAAGTGTTTTCTGACTCTTTGCGTGCCACGCTCCGGTAAGCGGGACGAGGCATTCAGACATACGCCACAGCTGCTCCGCCGTAGTCCTAAAAACCCCAGCCGAGCTGCGACGACGGCGCTTCACAACCATTTGGTGATTCGCAGTCGTCATCATGTCGATTGACTGATTCTGGAAGTGATAAAGACGATCCGAGAACACGCGATGCGTTGCGCTGACGCCCGCCCATTCAAGGCGTCCATCGTCGGCGCGCGTCATCACGATATCGCCGATACCAAGCTCGTCGATTCTCTTCCAGCCACTCTCCGACAACAGCTCTGTATCCCTGGAAAGCGGGCCGCCGGGGAGGACGCGGTCGGAGAACTTGGTCGTGGCGAATCGTCCAGGACGATAGGTGCCTGTAGCTGACAGCGATGACGGGATTTCCGCATCGTGCTTCACCACCTCTTGCACCTGCACCTGATTGGCGCGGATGTGCTGCAACAGGTCGGCTTGCTGGATGAATACCTTGCCGTCCAGGTAATCGCCCAGCACCCAGGTCAGTTCGTCCTGCTTGACGCCCGCCGAGGCGAGCAGGCCGCGCACCTGGGCGACGGGCGCACGACGAGGCATCCGCTGCTCGATGGTGCGCTCCAGGTGGGAGTAGAACGGGGGCGCGGATGTGCCGTAGGCGGGCGAGGGTTCCGCCACACCACTCGCCAATCGCTCTTCCTTGGTGGGCGCCTGTGCGGTCGTCGGACGCAGCGCCGTGGTGGGCGCGGGCGGTGGAGCCAGGCCGGGCAATTCGGTTTGGGTGCGGGGGCGCTGTGGCCCCGCAGTCGTCGGTGATTGCAGATCAGGATATTCGGCGAGGACGGCGGGGGGGACGGGTTGTCTTCTGGCGAGCGCCGCCTTGACTTCAACGCGGTGCTGCGCCGTGAAGCCCGCACCGGGCGCGCGTGCGCCTGGCACGTGCGATCGGGCGTATTCCAACGCCGTCATCTCCCACGGCTGCTTGACCGCGCTGGGCGCAACAACAGGCGGGGCGGCTGACACAGTAGCAGGCGTCGGCTGCTCCACGCCCTGCCCCGCCGCCTGCAACGCCTCCCGTGGCAGCTGCGCGGCTTGGGCGGCCTGGAAGCGCAGGTCAGTGGATAGGGCGGTGTCATCGGCCAGGCGCAGGTAGGCCGCGCGCTTGGCTTGCAACAGCGCCACGACCTGCGCGTTGCCCTGATGCTGGCGTCCGAACGCCTCGGCCTCTTGGGTGGTGGCGAAGTCGGGAATGGTCGGCTGCGGCGTGGGCTGGGCTGGTGTCGGTGACGGCGCGCCAGGGGCCGCAGCCGGTAGCGTTGGCGTGGCAGCATCTAATTGTTGAGCGCGGACTTCCAGCACCATGGCCTGTCGCAGGTGCGCCTTGGGCTTCATGCCGCGACTAGCGAGTTCGCGTAGTTGTTGGGCTTGGCGCCGCAACGCCTCCGCGGGCGTGGGTTGCGGCGCGTTCTGCGCTTGCAGACCTTCTTGGCCAAACAGCTCCTGCCGCAAACGCTCATTTGCCCTCGCTCTGGACTGGCGCGACATGGTGCCGCTGGGCGAACTCAACGCAATCGCTTCACCCATCGTCGCCGGTGTTCGTGGTGGCACAAGGACAGCCGGAGCAGCGATGTTCACGCGTGGCGCGATGACCGGCAACGGCGGTGTAGTCGCCGGCATCTGCGACGCGCCGGGCGTGCTCAGGACGGGACGTGGCACGGTTGGCGGACGGACGGGCGCCGCGAGCGGTGGCGCGAACGCCATGACAGGTCGTTGGGGCGGTGTGGGCTGTTCTACGGGCACGCGCATCTTCAGAAACATCGGGTCTTGGCGGATGGCGCGTTCAATGCGCGTCCGACCGATGGCTGATCGCAGGACGCCAGGGCCTGTCTCTGGACTCCATCCTTGGGCGCGCGCCGTGGTCACGAGCTGCTGACGCAGCCAGAGACGGAACTGGTCGAACACCTCCGGGGAGACGTTGGGATTGCGCTGCTGGTAGACGCCTTCGAGACGGGTCAACATGCCTTGGAACAGGCGTTGATTGATGGCGCGTCCACCCGTCATCACGGCTTCGCCTGCCGCGCCGAGTGGCACGGCCAGAGCCGCACTCGTCAGGCCAGCTTTCGCCACATCGCCCGCGGTCGTCGGAACCCCTTGTGTGACGCCCAGGTTGGCGCGTTCCTGCGCCGCGAGCGCCCCAGCGGTTGGTGCCATCGTCAGGCCAACGGCAGGCGCACGAGCGAGCAGTGGTAGCGCGCGGATGGCGGCTTGACCTGCTGGGCCGAGGGCCGCATTGGTCGCGCCCATGCCGGCGGCGAATGGGGCCAGTCCGCCCACGAAACGCCCCGCGCCGGTGGCCCACGGCATCGCTTCCGCGGCTTGCCGTTCACGTCCTTGGCGCTCCGCGATGGTCTGGGCGAGGAAGGGGGAACGCTGTTGAAGATACTGCTCTTGTTGCCGAGCAGCGTCTTCCCATGTCCGGGGGGGAACCCATCCTGCTTGCGTCGAAGGCAACGGCGGATTGAGTTGCCGTTCGGCTTGACGGAGTTGCAGATTCCGCGCGATGGCGACCGGAGGCAGGATCGACGCGATGCCTTCGCTGGCCGTACGTCCGATCTGGCCGAGCCGTTGCGTCAGTGGCAGCCCCGCTTCAGTAATTGAAGCAGCGCGGGAGGGGAAGAAGGATGGGGCGGTGGCAGCCGGCACCACAGCCACGCCCTGCCGTCGCACCCACTCGCCGACGCTGGGTAGCGTCATGGAAGGTAACATGGGAAGGGAGGCAGACACGTCCACCCCGCCCTTACGCACCCACCCGCCCGTCGTAGGGCGCGCAGGCGTTACGGGTGCGGTCGTGGACTCCGTACTGTCGAGGACATCCACCCCGCCCTTACGCAGCCACGGCATGGCCTACTGCACCTTGACCCACTGACCGCCCTGGACTTCGTAGAGACCGCCATCCTCGGCCGATTGGAATTGGTCGCCATCCGCTGCGCCTTCGGAAACAATGTCTGGCAGGTCGCTGGGGAGGTCGTCGGTGACGTCGCCCCTGCTGATGCCGGTTGCTGTAGGAGCCACCAGGCCGCTCAATCGCTGCGTGGCGAGTTGGAGCGCCAGATCCAACGGGGCCCCCTTGGCGTACGCCTCGGGCATGATGTCAGGTGACAACGCGACGGGAGCGGTCTTCGTCAGACCCAACGCGCTCTTGACGGGATGGGCCCGGCGCCAGTCCGCGTTGGCTTGCGCGTTTTGGTAAGCGATGTCCGCGTTGATATTCTCATGCGCCGCCCGCCCGGTCAGCAGTTTGGACTGCAAATCCGCCGTCTGGGTCGCCATCTTGACGGGGTCAGGCGCGGGTTCGGTGGTCGTGCTGTACCCCTTCGGACGCCCAAAGCGGTCATAGGTGGCGCTCAACCGCTGACCTGCACCCACGGCGGGCGGCCCCCCAAGCGCGGTCACGGCGGGCATCGCCGTGCCACTGAACGGGTCGGTGTAGGCCATCCCCTGCTTGGCCGCATCCAGCGCCAGCTCGGTCTTGAACTTCAGCGCCAGCTCGGTGGCCTGATCGCGCCGCTTCCGCTGTTCCTCCTGCCGATGCAGCAGCAGTTGGCTGGCGACATTGATGGCGCCGCCCAACACGCCTGTCCTTCGACGACCGGCCATGGCTCCTCCTACGCTCGCTGCGAATACGCGGGCAAAATGCGGCGCAACATCATCCGCTGCATGGCGGCGCGATCCGGATTGTCGGTGGCGGCATCACTGACCGTCGGGAAGAACGTCTCGCCCTCACGGCCCATGGTGTTGTTCGGGTCAATGGGCATGGCCCCTTGTCGTGTGCGTTGCAGGATGGACGCCGCGTTATGGCCCTGCGTGATTTGATCGACCGGTGGCACCGGCTGACCCATATAGGTGCCGCCCTGCTCTGAGAGCGCCTGCCAGTCCGTCGCCAAGGCCGCGCCTGCACCCTGTGGCGCCATCCCGCGCTGGCGTTGGGCCTGGGCCAGCGCCGAAATCGTCGTACGTTCCTGCGCCTGAGCATCCGGCGGCGTCGGATGCACCCCCGGCATGGCCGTGGGCGGCGAGAAGCGCGACAGCATCGGCTCGATCTCCTGGGCCGTCAACGGGGCCATCAAATCCGTGGACACCACCATCCGATTCAGATAGGTGACGGCCTCCTCCGCCGTGCGGAAGGGCTGGTCGGTACGTCGGCTGGTGGGCTTCACGGGCGGGTCTCCTGTCGGTGCGCGCAAGAACTGCTGCACGTCGTTGACGTAGGACTGATTGGTGATAGGGCCGCTGCGCGCCTTCGGGCCGCGATTGTAAAACGAAATGAGCCGTGGCAGCTCGGTGATGCCGTAGGCCTGTTCCCCGGCGAGCAAGTACGCCTTGGCGACAGCACGGTTGAGCGCCGGGTCACGTTGCATCTGCTCGAACGTCACCTGCCCGAACTGGTCAGGAAAGACCCGCTGCACATCCTGGAACGCGGGCAGCCGCACCTGGAAGGCCCCGTAGGCCTGGTTGGCGAGGTGCGTGTCGCCCACCGCCGCGGGGTTGTTGTTGGATTCCTTCCGGGCGATGGCGTCCAGTAAGGCATCGGTGACGAGCGATTGGCCTGGCATGTTAGACGCGGAGGCCAGCGTCACTGACAAAGCCACCAAATTCCTGCACATTCGCCACCGGCCGCGTCCCGCCGCCGCTCTCCACTTTCAGATTTGCCATGAGGTAGTTGATGTACGCATCGCGGAATCCGTCCACTTGGTCGAGCGTGGCGTATATTGATTTCCCCTGTTGGGCGCGCGCGGTGTTGATGGCTTGCAGGGTTTGCGCGGCCCCCACTTTGGCGATGGCGTTGCCTTGGTCGAGCGTCCCGCTCACGCCGCCATACGAAAACGCCGTCGGCCCTTGCTGGTAGATGTCCAACTGCTGCTGGGCGAACGACCCGAAGCCGTCCACATCGCCACCCGCTTGCCCGATAGCTGATGTCCAAAACGAACCGAGTTGCGCGGTGTTGTTCGATTGGGAGGCCATGTCGGCGGCCAGCCGTTCGGCTTTGATGGCCGCTTGTTGACTGCGCTCGCCGCCAAAGCCGCCAAACAGACCAGCCACCCCACCAATCACGGCGCCGATGGCTGTGCCGAGCCCTGGCACGATGGAACCAATCACCGCACCAGCCGCCGCGCCTCCGGCCGCTCCGCCGAGTGCACTCGTGGCTTGGTTGGGCAAGAACCGGCTGCCTAGTTGACCCAAACCATACCCGGCCGCACCGGCTCCGAGGCCACCCAAGAGACCACCCAACCCAGACAATGCGAAGGCCGCATCTCCCGCGGCCGCCGTGCCAGCCGCACCAGCGGCACCTGCTCCTGTGGCGCTCGGTGCGGCGCCTCCAAACTCTGCGGCCATTTGCGCCAAGGCATTGCCCTGGGGACCAGCAGCGCCAATCAGCCCGCCCCCTTGACCCAGCGCGGGCATGCCAACATTACCCAACCCAGCGATCAACGCGCTGATGGCATTGCCTTGTGGGCCAGCAGCGCCCATCAGCCCTTCGCCAAAGACACCGCCTCCTGGGGCGAGACTTTGCAGGATGCCTTGGATGGCGTTGCCACCGTATTGTGACAAGGCCCCCTGCAAGGCAGGCGCGAAGATTTGCCCCAACGCCGAGAGTGCCCCACCCGTCGCGGTGGGTGCTGCTGCACCACCACCCGCGGCCCCCGGTTGGGCCGCGCCACCACCTCCACCACCCAACCCCAACTGACGGATGAGCGCATCAATGGCGGAGTTCCCCGTCACGCCCGTGCCGATGCCCGTCGCCCCCGTCCCACGCCGATTCAGCACCGAATCCATGAGCAGGATCGAGCCGAGATTGGCGATCGATTGAGCCGTCGGATCGGGCCGCGAGAATTGCAGGACATCCGCGGCCGCCTGCCGCTGCTGTCCCATCACGTCCGTGCCCAGCCCTTGCAAGGACGTGGCGGCCTGCTGCTGGCGCGTCTGTTGCTCGCGCAGGAGGTCAGCGGCCAGGACGTTGCGATTGGTCGCCAGTTGCTCCGTCGCGCGCCGCAAGTTCTCCTGGACGGGGCCTTGGAGCGTCACGCCGGCGGAGGCCGGGAAGGCGCGGGAGAGCTGTGTCTGCAAGCCGCTCAACACGTCCTCTTCATTGCGCTTGAAGGCGGGGAGATAGGAGGCGTACACGCCACCGGGCGCGAACGGATCGGCGGGACTGGTAATCTGCCGTTCGAGGAAGGAGGTGCCAGTGCGCGCTGCGGGGATTTGCAGATCGCTGAATGGCGACGTGAATTGGTTGCGCAAGGCTTGGCGGGCTTCCAGGACTTCGCCTGGTTCCCGATCCATGGCCGAGCCGCCAATCAAGGCGGCCGCCCCGAGCGCCGGTTGCGACGTAAGCGACCGCAAGATGTCATCAATGAGGGCCATCAGTCCGTCCTCTCGTGTCGTCGTCGGTACAGATGCCGCGCCCGTCCATGCAGGACGATGGTGTCTGGCGGCCGGTGCCGGCGCAACTGTTCCTGGTGCAGCTCACTCACGATGCGGTCGCCCACCTGCGCGATGGTCTGCTGCGCGCCCCAGTGATCGCCCTCTGGATACCGACGCATCACGCCAACGACACTGGCGGCTCGAAGATGGGCTCGCGCACCAGGAGCGCGGGGCTTTGGAATGTCTGGGTCAATACCCCCGCGGCGCGATAGGCGGACGCCGCCAACTCCGAGCAGAAGAACCGCTCTTGGGCCGCAGGGACGCAGGGCAGCACGAAGCGCGCGATGCCACGGAAGTCATACCCGCGCCCCAACTGTTGCAGGGCATAGGCCAGCAGGTCGGTGCGGTAGTGCGCATTGAGCGATGCCGCAATCGAGGGGATGCAGCGCACCCAACTGGCCGTGCCGCGCAGCCCTGCGAGATACCGCGACACGGGCAGCAGCACCACGCCCGTCTTGGCCGTGGCGTGCAGCAGGAAGACTCGTTCGGTGCCGGCCTCGCTCAACCGCACCAAGAGACCGACATGCGACCAGGCCGAGCGCGTCCACGCCCGGATGATCCAGCTCACCGGATCGCTGCCACTGATGCTCAGGAGATCACCCGTAGTAATTTTGTCCCGTACGCCTAAATATGTGGTGGTATCCATCGTCAAGGTCCCGTCGGGTAGGTAATCTGCAACGAGTGCAATTCCTGCTGCGCGTTCCACTCCACGGCCACTTGGGGCTCACGACAGGCGGTCTGCCCACAATAGTTCAACACCGAAATCACCGTCCCAGAGGGTGTCCGTGTCACCATGTTCATCTTGCCCTGGAAGAACCGCGCCGAGGTGCGGTGGGGCACAGCACACCCGCTGAGGATGACCGCCAGGAGGAGCGCGGCGCATTGCGGAGCGCCCATCATTTCACCTCGGTTGTTGGCGGAGCCGGCGGTGTGGGCACGGTGCCCTTACCCGTGTTCGCCCTGGCTGCCAGGTACCCCGCGCCAAACACCTCCGCTGCCCATTTCAGACCTGACAGGTCTTTGGTCACGAAGGCCACGTAGGAGGCGATCAGCAGGTAGCAGGCCACCGAGCCGATAGCGAGTTGGGACAGGGTGCTGGAATACCACGATGGTTTGTCGGATGGTTTGTCGCTCATTTCCCCGTCAGCACCTTCACCAGCCCGCCCAAAATCGCCACCCACGCCGTCGCGAGGAACCAGCCCACGGTGCGGGATTGCTGCTTCAGCCGGTCAACATCTTTATCCAATCCCGCCTTGCCGTTGCCATAGAGGGTGTTGTGGTGCTCGATCAACATGCGGCGGAACTCTAGATCGGATTGCTCATCCGTCGTCATGTGCGCGGCAAATCGTTCCTCCATTCGCACCATACTGGCTTGCATCTCCTGCTGACACGCCTTGACCTCGTGCAGCTCCTGCAAGACCAGCGGGATGTCGCCGCGCCGCTCCGTTTTGCCGTCCCAGTCGTTCATTCGGCATCCTGCGGGTCGTAGGTGGGCTGCTCGATATGGCAGAAATCGCAGACTAGAGTATATGGTCTGCTTCCATTTTCAAGAATCACACCCTTGACCAGCCGCATCGGTTCTTCGCAGCGCGAGCAGCGGACGGTGCTTACGGCGGACATGGCACCGCCTTCTTGGTCTTCACATCCATGCACTTGACCGGCGCCTGCTTCGCCTGCTGCAATTCAAGCAACGTGGTGATGCGTTCCAGCGTCAGGTCTTGCTTGGTGTTGGCCTCCTGGACTTGCTTCACGTCCTTCTTAATCTCATCCGCTTCCGCCATGAGGTTGACGAAGCGCCCCACTTTCGGCAGGGCGGTCAGCAGGACGGTAGCTGCGCCCACGATGGAGGCGGCGGTGATCAGGAGGGCTTTCGGCGAGAGGGTCATCGTACCCCCACCGCATCGAGTTCGGCATCGGTCAATCCTTGGGCTTTCAATTTGGCCCGGGCGGCCAGGCGATGTTGTCGTTGTGCAGCACGCATCGCAGCATCGGCTTGTCGCTGCGGAGCCGTTTGCGCATTCGTCAGCACACGATACGTCTCCGGCGTCACCTCGCGTTCTTCCACGTCCTCAGCACGCAGGCCTGCCTTGACGGCATTCTGAATGAGCGTGCCAGCCGTGGCGCTCGATTGATACTCTCGAATCTGCCCGGTGGTCTTGTCGATGCAGATGCGGTCGGCCCACGCAGCCGTCGCCACCAGCACCACACTCAGAACACTCCAGAGATAGCGCATGGGGGTCTCCTATTTCATCGCCAGGTATTTGCAACTAATGGTGGTCGTGGGCGAACCGGTCTTGACCCACGCCAGGTCGAACCCATCCGACGTCGGCGTCATGGCAGTGGCGTAGTAGTAATTGGAGGCGGTTTCGACATAAAGGCCAATCACGGTGGTGTTTTCCCATAAAGCGGGATTATCGGTGGTGCTGTCGGGCGAAAAGAGATACCCGTCCACCGTAGCGGTTGATGCGCCCATGAACTTGCGGTCGGCATTGGCGGCATTGTCCGCGCACCAGAATTGCACGGCGGTGGGTTGAAACCCGACCCCGGTGATGGATTGTGTGGCCGAGGCATCCGACGTGACTTTGGTGAAGACGCCCACGAAGAACGAGCCACCCGCAGCAGCCGCCGTACAGGATTCTGCTGCGCCACTGGCATCCACGCCCAAGGGATACTGGCCGGCCGAGCAGTTGGCCCCGTTGGCGGCGAGAGCCACCGCCGTGTCCGCATCAATGACGTTATCCGCTGCGGCGAGGGGCTTGTTGGTGAGGGTATC